CCCCACGCGCGCATCCACAGGGTTTAGCCTCGTTTCCATGAGTTTTCCAATCTGCCTATTTTTTAATCCACGGGTTTTCCATGGGCGAATCGGGTTTTTCGTGGATTCCATGGAAGCCCAATTTGAGCAAAATCAAAGAGTTACAGCATGAAATAACCTGATCCACGAATCCACGATGTTTTCTCCGTGTGTCGGCTTCAAACCTCCCTCCCTTCCAGGTCCGCCGTTTCGTGCCGAAAATGCCCCCATTCCCGCATCAATCCGCATCAAACCGATTCGCCCAGGATCCCGGCGGAGCCCAGCAGCAGCGGGCCGCGGCCCAGGGAGGGGGCGCGCATCACAACAGCGGCCTCGACATAGACCGGAGGCGGGGAGGGGACCTCCGAAGGCCGGGGGTGCAGGGGTGGCCCCCCCTCCCTCCCCCCCTCCCCCTTACGAAGGGCATGGGAGGGCCTACAGCGGCCTCCAGGCGCGCCGACGAAGGTGCGGCAACCCTGCAGCAGATCGCCGCGCCTGATGCGTCCTGTGCGATCCTGGGCGGTTTGGCGACAGGGTAGGTTGGATGCGCCTGGAGAACGGCGGCACCGGTGGCACCAGGTACGTGAAGCGGCCAGGATCCGGCAGCACCTGGTCGACCTGGTCAACCCGGGCGCCGGCGGCCGACAACGACTGGCCAAGGACCGGCCCGCGATCGCGCGGGCTGCAACAGCTAGTCGACCAGATCACCGGTGTTTGTGTTTGTGCGGGTGTTTGTGTGTCTGCCTTGATGCGCAGGGCTGCGCAGCTGGCTGACCAGGTGGCCAGGGCTGCCGGCGGCAATCGCGCCGGCAGCAGATGACCAGGTCGAGCTGCAGGCCTGCAGACGATCGGGCGCCGACCAGGTCAACGGGACACCCTGCCGGCGCTCCCGCTTGGGTTGCGCACCGATTTCGTGCCGAAATCGCCACGCCCGGTGAACGGGGTTCCCCCTTGAAGATCAAACCCGGGAAAACCAACCCCGACCTATGCCAGGACCGCCGGCCAAAGCTGGTCACGGGCTGTAAGCGGGTTTCTCCTGCTGCTGATTTATTCGATACGAGCAGGCCGCCGCGTCCCGAGAGGGCGCGGGGTTTCGGCCAGCGTCAACGGGGCGCGGGGCCCGCAGCCCCCGCCGGGTGTTTGGCGGGGGTGAGCCGGTAGGAGCCGGCCCGGTAGGGCTTGGCCGCTTGCGGCCAACTCCGTAGCCCGGCGAAGGTCGGCGCAACCGTGTGTTGGCCGTCGTAATGCCCATGTTGAGTTCATCTTGTGCGCCCGCCGTAAGGCGGGGGCAGTCACTTTTCCTTCCAAGTCAAGAGCACCAGACAGGTGCCCAACATGTTAATAGGGCAAATACTGGTGGAAAAATCGCGGCGAGCCTTATTTCTCTAAGGCTACTTTGAAAAAACGGTTACGCATGGCTGTTCGCAGTATTACGCACAGCGGTGCGTAGTCTTGCGAATGGTGGTGCGCAGTCTTGCGCAAAAAAGAGGCGGGGTTTGTCTATGCGCGGCGCTGTGTACGGCTACGAGCGGTGGTGCGTAGGGCTACGCAAAGCGGAGGTATTGAATACCTTGGAGATGCGTTGCGATACCTTGCAAATGCGTGATCTATGCAATACCATGCGTAACCATAGCATTTTTGAGGTGTAAGCATGGCAGAGAACATCACGCTCCCCCAAGAGGATGAGCGCGGCAACAAGACCCAGGGCTGGCTGCAGTCAGATAAGGCGGCGCACCAGGCCATGTGGAAGCTGGGAATCAAAAACCCAATGGCGTTATCTGTGTTGCACTTCATGGTGTCGAAGCTGTCGAGAGGCACCAATGGCGTGGTGATGAGTGCAGCGGCGATCGCTAAGCAGATGGGAATTTCTCAGCGTACAGTGCAAAACACCATCGTCGTCCTACGCGATTGCAAGTTTGTCCAAGTGTTGAAATCGGGCAATGCCAACGTGTACATCATCAATTCGCGGGTGGCCTGGCAGGGTGAGCGTGGTGCTCGGTTCGCCTCCTTCAACGCTCAGATCCTGGTAGATGAGTCGGAACAGGCCCAGCCGGTCGATGAGCTGATCCGCCAAAGCGAAGAGATGTTGCCCGTCCCTCTCATGCACTTTAACGAGGAGATCCAGCTGGACGCCATAGACCCGCCGGCGCCGTCGGCCGTCGCATCGACGCCTGAGCAGGGTAAGCTGCTGTGATTCATGCTGGACCAAGTCACCCTACTGTATGAGGATCAAGGCCGGCCGCTTCCTCGGCACCGGCTGGCTTTTCCCCTAGCAGAATATGCCGGGGCCTTTACGTTCGATGAGGTCCACGTTCCCGCCTTCCATCGGACCATGCCCGTGGCCCGCCTGGTGGATCCCCAGGGCGCGGACGTTGTCCCGCCTCTGCATGATGCCAAGCTGCTGTGGATGAAGGCTGGCGTGGCGCGCATTACGGGGATCGAGGTGGATGAGCTGTCGCGCCGGCGCACCGTCCAGACATGGAATGTCCGCCTGCAGGGCTATGACGCGGCGGCGCATACCGACGCGCCCCCCCTCTAGGCCGCCTTGGCCGGGGCCTCGAGCGTGTATGGCTCGAACCGCACCACCTCTTCCCCCATCCACTCGTTCAGTTGCAGGAATCGGTCCTGCAGCGGCTGGATCTCGTTGCGGCCGAACACCCTGGCCGCCGTCGCCGGGTCGCTGAACCCGCCGGCATTCTGCGGCACCACGCCCAGCAGCTGCGCCGGGATCCGGTGGGCTGCCAGCATGTCGTCCCGACTGACGTTCTTGATGTTGAAAAACTCGTCTTTCGCGGTCACTTCGGACACCGGAATCAGCTGGATGCCGTCCTTCTTCCCACCTGGTGCGTACATGAACAGGTTGCGGAAATTGCCGGGCCCCTTGCTCTGTTTCAGCGCCGTGCGCAGCGCGTTGACGTCTCCCTCCTGCTGGGCCGCATCGGTCATGTACAGGATAAACCCGGCGTGGCTGCCGTTTTCGTAGTAGCGCCGGCGGAACAGCGTGGCCGACTCGTTCAGCCAGGCCGAGTGGAGCGCGCCCAGGTACTCCGGCAGGCCATACACCTCTTGGTTAATGTCCGGCGTCATCATGTGGAAGATCGAACCGCGCTTGAATTCGTACGGGTCGTTGTTGCCGTCCAGGGCGAAGAACTGCCCGGGCTCGATGCCGCGGCGCGTGTACTTGGCCAGGGTGGCCACCAGTTTCAGCGGACGCCCCAGGGCGTTGTCGCGCCGCTCCAGGTAGCCGTTCCCGAAAGTCAGGTAGTCGAGAGCCAGGCGGCCGATATCGGCGCGCGACAGCAGGCGGTGCGGCGTGAAGGTGGACGCCAAGACGTTGGCCTTGAAGTACAGCGCCGAGCTGTGATGCGTGCCAGCGCGGAATGACTTGGCCAGGCCGGTGAAGCTGACCGGAGGGTCGTACCAGCGACCGTTGGAAAGACATTCCAGGTAGCTGAGAATGTCGGCCCGGTCCAGCACTGGTACCGGATCCCCGAACGTGAAGGCCTCGATACTCTGCGCGGGCTTGTCCGGTGCAGCAGCTGGTGCAGCAGCTGCTGCGCGATGGTGACGTTGTTTCATGAGAACTCCAGAATTGAGGTGTTGGTGGCGGTCCCGCCTTCCAGCGGTTCGTTGCCCAGGGCGTGCATGCATGCCCAGGCCAGGTCGGCGTGCCCGGTCTCCTGGCTGTACCCGGCCGTGAACGTGACTTGCCGGCCGCTGGCGGTCATGGTCTTGCGGATCGCCATGAAGGATTGCGCCATGTCGGTCCAGCCGGCGTCCCACTCCAGGCGGCCGTTGCCGATGACGGAGAGGGCCTTGAGGACCAGGCGGCTTTTGACTTCCGGCGAGTAGTGCAGCGGCACCACGGCCGGATAGAACTTCTTGACCAGCTCAAAGACGCCCGCACCGATGCCGGTAGTGTCGATCGCCATATAGGTCACGTTGTACTGGTCGCACAGATCCTTGATGTGCTTGGCCTGGGCTTCAAAGTCCAAGCCCTTCCACTGGTGGCGGGCCAGCACGCGAAACTTGCCGCCCGGGACCCGCGGCGGCGCCAGGATGACGCAGCCGGCCGAGTCGCCCGACCGGGCCGGGTCGTACCCGATCCACACCGGGTTGTGGCCGAACGGTCGCATGGCGAAGAACTTGACGTCCACCCAATCGACCCAGCTGTCAACGCCGCAGGCCTGCAGGTCGCTGAACTTGAAGATGCTGGCCGTGTCGTCGATGAACTGGCACATCAGCAGATTGGCGTATTCCTCCGCGCTATATTCCCGGCGGAGGCGGTCCAGATTGAACAGGTTACAGCCACCTTCAAACGCGTCTTCCACGGTCACGATCTGCCGCCACTGTTCATCTTCGCAAAGGCGGCCCTTGGCCAGCATCTTGTGCGTCACGTCCAGGTTGATCTGTTCGCCCTTGGAGCGGCCCCGGTTGTAGTGGTTGCCGTTCCAGAATGGATAGGCGCTGTGGCTCATGCTCGACGGCGTCGAGAAGTAGGTCTTGCGCCACTTGTCGTGCATGGCCATGCCCGAGGCCACCTTGTTCAGCTCCGGGAACTTCGGCACCCAGAAGTACTCGTCAAAGTAGAAATTGCCGTGATAGCTCTGCGCGGTGCGGGCATTCGTGCCCAAGAAGTACAGGTGCGCGCCGTTCGGCAAGACGATGGGATCGCCCTGCAGCTCGATATCACACACCTCACGGGCGAACTGGAGAATGTATTGCTTAAACACGTGGGCCTGGGACTTGCTGGCTGACAGAAAGATCTGGTTGCGGCCGGTCTCCAGGGCATCAAGCAGCGCTTCGCGCGCGAAGTACCAGGTGGCGCCGATCTGGCGCGACTTGAGGATGTTGCGCGTGCGCCGATCGCCCTGGCGATGCCACACCTTTTGGTAGCCAAACAACGAATCCAGGAAGGCCTCCCGGATCTTCTCGACCTGTTCTTCGCTGAACTCGTTGCGTGCGCCCTTCTTGCGCGGCTTTGCGTCCTTGCGCTCCAGGTTCGGGTTGAGGTCGCTTTCCTTCCCCGTTTCCTCGTACTTCTTGACCCGGGCCGATTGGCCCACCTGGCGCATCAGCAGGTCAATTTCCTTGAAGTCGCGCCCTTCCTTCTCAGGCTTGGAGATAAGGGCCACCAGGCGCGTCTCGATGCACGTTTCGATCCGTTCCAGGGGCGTCGCTTTGTCCCACTCGTCGCGTTGCTTCCACGACTCCACCGTGGCCCGCTTAAGGCCCAGGTGTCGAGCAACGGACGAGATCCGCCAGCCCTGCCAATAAAGGGCACGGGCAGCGCGGCGCGGGTCGAATTCGGCTTGTTCGGTTGTGGTGTTGTCGAGCATGGACGAAGCGTAGGGCCACGCGCGCGTGAGGGCACTAAGGCGGCGGTGTACCCGCTGCCGGCACATCGCCAAGCGATTGAGCCAGGCAGCTCAACAGGACAACATGCTCATGGTCAACACCATTAAACCCCTGGAGAACACATGATCCGCAAACGCTACTTCTCGCTGGCCTTGGCCGCAGCTGCCGCTGGACTGGCGGCCTGCACTGCAGACGCCAACGCCGCAACCCTCGTCCCGGCACCTGGCGCCGGCGGCACCCTTGCCACTGGCTTGGGCCTGCTGGGCATGACCGCTGCAGCCGGCACCGCCAACCACGCCGAGAAAACCAAGTTCTTCCGCATCGCCAAAGAAGGCGCCACCACGGACGGCCGCAACATCGAGCGCGAGTGGCTGGAGCAGATGGCCGCCAACTACGATCCGGTGAACACCTACGGCGCCCGTATCAACCTGGAACACTTCCGCGGCGTGGTCCCGGATGGCCCGTTCAAGGCCTACGGCGATGTGCTGGCCCTGGAGACCCGCGAGGAAGACGACGGCAAGCTGGGCCTGTATGCCCAGATCAAGCCCACTGCCGACCTGGTGACCATGACCAAGGCCGGCCAGAAAATCTATACCTCATGCGAGATCAACCCGAGCTTTGCCGACACCGGCGAGGCCTATCTGGTCGGCCTGGCTGTGACCGACAACCCGGCCAGCCTGGGCACCGAGATCCTGGCCTTCTCGGCCAAGAATCCGAACGCCAGTCCACTGGCCAAGAAAAAGCAGGACCCGGCCAATCTGTTCAGCGCATCCGACGAGCAGCTGGTCCTGGACATGGAAGCCAAGAGCTTGGGCGGCGTGCTGCTGTCGCGCGTCAAGGCCCTGCTGGGCCGAACCGCCCAGGAGCAGGGCCAGGCCTCCGACGAGCGCTTCGCGGACGTGCATGCGGCCGTGGAAGAAGTCGCCACCCACACCCAGGAATCCGTGACCGGCCTGGAAGCGAAGTTCAAAGGCCTGCAGGACGAAGTGGCCGCGCTCACCGCCAAGCTGTCGGCCCAGCCGGACGGCACCCCGCCGCGCCCGCTGGCCACCGGCGGCAAAAACGAAGTCGTCACCGACTGCTAACAATCAATCACGCTTACTGGAGATACCATGCGTAACGAAACCCGTATCAAACTTACCGCCTTTGCTGCCGCCGTTGCCCAGCTTAGCGGCGTGGCCAACGCTGCCGAAAAATTCACGGTCTCCCCGACCGTTCAGCAGAAGCTGGAAAACCGTATCCAGGTGTCCAGCGATTTCCTGACCCGCATCAACGTCATTCCCGTCACCGACCAGAAGGGCGAGAAGCTGGGCCTGGGCACCACTGGAACCATCGCCGGCACCACGGACACCACCCAGAAGGATCGCGTCCCCACCGACCCGACTGACCTGACGGCCAACACCTACGAGTGCCAGCAGATCAACTTCGACACCGCGCTGCGCTACGTGAAAATCGACATGTGGGCTAAGTTCCCGGACTTCCAGACCCGCGTGCGTGACGCGATCGTCAAGCAGCAGGCGCGCGATCGCATCATGATCGGCTTCAACGGTACTTCCCGCGCCGCTACGTCGAACCGTGCAGCGAATCCAAAGCTGCAGGACGTGGCAAAGGGCTGGCTGCAGAAGTACCGCGACGATGCGCCGGCCCGTGTGATGGCCCAAGTTGGCGGTACTGGTCAGGTCCGTGTGGGCGCTCCGGCAGGCCACCACTACGTGAACCTGGACGCCCTGGTACGGGATGCCGTCACTGGCCTGGTGGACGAGGTTTATGCAGACGATCCCGAACTGGTCGTGATCTGCGGCCGCGACATCCTGGCCGACAAGTACTTCCCGCTGGTGAACAAGGACCAGGAGAACAGCGAAGCGCTGGCGGCTGACCTCATCATCAGCCAAAAGCGTATCGGCGGCCTGCAGGCGGTTCAGGTCCCATTCTTCCCGGCCGAGACCATCCTGATCACGCGCCTGGACAACCTGTCGATCTACTACCAGGAAGGCGCCCGCCGCCGCGCCATCATCGACAACCCGAAGCGTGACCAGATCGAAAACTACGAGTCCAGCAACGACGACTACGTTGTCGAAGACTATCGCGCCGGCTGCCTGATCGAGAACATCAAGACCGATTGGGCCGCCTGATGAAATCGCCAGCCCAACGCCACTTTGCACAGGTGAGCGCGCAGCTGGCGGCCACTGCGGCCGCTGCAGACGGCGCCGATAGTATGGCCGGCTGCAGCGTGTACGAGCTGATGCTGGCCAAGCTGCACACCGACCGCCGCCGCCTCAAGAGCATCCAGTCGATCGAACGCAAGGTCGAGGTGAAGGCCGAAGTGCTGCCGGAATATGCCGAATATGCCACCGGCGTGCTGGCAGGTGGCCGCGGCACCCCGGACGAAGTGCTCATTACCGTCATGGTATGGCGCGTCGACGTGGGCGACTTCGCCGGCGCGCTGGCGATAGCCGCCTACGCCCTGGAGCATGGGCTGAGCATGCCGGACCAGTACGACCGCACCCTGGCTACTGTGCTGGCCGAGGAAGTGGCGGACCGTGCCCTGGATACGCTCAAGGTCGACCAGGTGTTCGATACGCAGCTGCTGCAGGAGGTGGCCAAGCTGACTGACCTGCACGACATGCACGACCAGGTGCGCGCCAAGCTGTACAAGGCGATCGGCTACTCGCTGCAGAGTGATCCGGCCGCGGCGCTGCCGTACCTGGAGCGCGCCCTGCAGTTGTTCGATCGCATCGGCGTGAAAAAAGACATTGCCCGGCTGCAGCAGCAGCTGGACGGTGGCGAGAAGGCTACCGCCACCACGTAAAGAGCCCCCCGGCCGGGCGGCGCCGACTGACCAAGACAGGGCTTGCCCTCGTCGGCCGTCAGTCGGCCCACCGCCCACTTATCCGAGATACCCATGAGCTTCATTGCCACCGAACCCGTCGCCACACCCCAGCAGCCACCCAAGGGCGCAGCAGTAGCCAATGATGGATTCTTTCCCGACATCGACCTGCAGCGCTTGCGCAACACAGCGCGCCTGGACGGCACTGTGACCGAGGACCGGTTGCGCAATGCCGTGGTCGACGCCGTTATCAGCGTCAACAACGAACTGGCCGACTGGAAGGCGCGGCAGCAACTGACCGGCGTGAGAGTCCTGGCCCAGCTGGAGCCCAAGGTCGACGGCGAGGCGGTGCAACTGCATCGCTACCTGACGGCGATCTATCGGACCGTCAAGGCCGACTTGAACGAGCAGTTCCGCAACTTCGACGCCACCAAGTCGGGCCACGATGAGGCCGACCTGTTGGGACAAATTGCCGATGCCGAGCGCCGCGCAGCGAAGTGGGCCATTCGTGACCTACTGGGCCTGTCGCGTAGCACCGTGGAGCTGATCTGATGCGCGTGGTCACGCACCAGGGCGATACGGTGGATCTGCTGTGCTTCCGGCATTTTGGCCGTACCCAAGGCCTGGTCGAAGCTGTGCTCGAGCTCAACCCCGGGCTGGCCGATCACGGCCCGGTCCTGCCTCTCGGCCTGCAGGTTGACCTGCCGGACGCCCCACCCCAACAGACCAACACCCCGCTGCTGCAGCTGTGGGACTAGAAAGGAGCCAATCATGGCCGAACCCATCCCATCCACCATCGCCCTGGCTACCGCCGGCGTCGGGCTGGCCAGCCTATTCCCAGGCGTGGACGGCAACGCCCTGATCGGGGCATTCGCCGGCGCTGCCCTGCTGGTGGTCAGCAGCAAGGACCTGACCCTGGCCAAGCGATGCGCATACTTGGTCATTTCCATGATCGTCGGCTACCAGGGCGCCGGTGACATCGTGGGCCTAACGCCAATCCGATCGACCGGCGTGGCCGCTTTCTTCGCCGCTGCACTGGCCATCGTGATCGCCCTGCAGCTGATCGAGAAGGCGTCCGACCTGGTCAGCATGATTACAACGAAGAAAGGGGGATCGTGATGCCGAACCCGTTCGTTGTGATCGCCCTGTTGGCTTACTCGGTGACCATCGCGGCTCTGTTGCTGTACCGCCGCGACGACGGCGCCCAGCATTGCCACCACGCTTCCTGGCTGGCCTGGCTGCTGCTGGTGGTGGCTGGCGGTTCGGCCATCGAACTTCTGATGTACGCCGGCACGACCGGGCCATTCGAGGCCGGCCGCGCTGCGCTGCTGGCCCTTCTGATCGTTCGCACGCGCGGCAACGTCGCGCGCCTTCTCTGGAGTGACAAATGAAAGTATTACGACACGGCGATCGCGGGGACGACGTCGCCCTGCTGCAGCAGCGCCTGCAACGCGCCGGCTACCACGTCGTGCAGAGCACCGTGTACGACGATGCCACCGAACGCGCCGTGATGGCCCTGCAGGCGGCCAACAACCTGGTGGTTGACGGAATGTATGGCCCCAAGTCCTTCATGGCCCTGGTGGGCGCAGCGCAAACCCGGCACCTGTCGGCCGCCGACCTGGAACGCGCGGCCGCCCAGCTGGGCGTGCCGCTGGCCACCGTGCGCGCTGTCAACGAGGTGGAGTCCCATGGCGAAGGATTCTTGCGAGACGGCCGCCCGAAGATCCTGTTTGAGCGGCACCAGTTCTACAAACAGCTGCAGAAGCACGGCATCGACCCGGCGCCGATCGCCGCGAAGTACCCGAACGTGTGCAATCCAGAAGCCGGCGGCTACCGCGGCGGCGAGGCCGAGTACGAGCGCTTGGAGCAGGCCAAGCGGATCCATGTGGAAGCGGCCTATGAGGCAGCCAGCTGGGGGGCGTTCCAGATCATGGGATACCACGCGGAGAAGCTGGGCTACCCGGGCGTGATCGACTTGGTGCGCTGCATGTACGAGAACGAAGCCGCGCATCTGGAAGCCTTCGTGCGCTACGTCATCCACTTCGGCCTGGCCGGGCACCTCAAGGCTCGCAAGTGGGCGGCCTTCGCCAAGGGCTATAACGGCGCCGCCTACGCGCGCAACCTGTACGACTCCAAACTGGCAGCGGCTTACAACAAGTACGTCGAGCTGGAAATGGCGGCGGCATGAGCGCGCTGAGAGCGCGCCTGGGCGCAACTCTGGTCGTGATGGTGGTCGCCCTTCTGGGCTACCTGTACGTGGATGGCCTACAGGCGCGGCTGGCCAAAGCCGAAACCGACGTCGATGTGGCCACCAAGGCGGCAGCCGATGCGAGCGCGGCGATCGAGCAGCTGCGCGATCTGGCACAGCGTCGTGAAGTAGCAGCCGCCAGGCTGGAAGGGGAGCGCAACGGCATCCGTAGCGCTCTGGAGAATCGTGAAGACCTAATGAGAAAGCTCGTAGATGAAAACGCTGAAATTCGCTCCTGGGCCACTACTGTTGTGCCTGGCCCTGTTGCCCGGTTGCGCGAGCATGGCTCCATCACCGGCGCCGCGGCTTACCGCGAGTTCATGTCCGAAGGTGCAGCCTTGCCGGCTGCCGGCAGTAAGAGCGGCGACTAACGGCGAGCTGGATGCGGCCCTGGGCAGGGCCGAGGCGGCCTGGGCAGAATGCGCCGCCGTGGTCGACACCATCGTGGACTGCCAGGCGCGGGACGGCCGCCATGATTAAACCTGCCGCACTGCGCGAGGTGGTGAAGATGGCCGTACCGGCCCTGCAGGAAGATCCGTCCAAACTGCTGGTGTTTGTAGACAAGGGCCGGATCCTATCTCCAGGCCCCGGGGCACTGTCCTTTGAATACGCATACACCGTGAACCTGATTTTGACCGACATGCAGGGCGATGCGGATCCGGTGATGGTAGCCATCCTGGAATGGGCCCAGGTAAACCAGCCCGAACTGCTGGTGGTCAACGAAGACCGCAACACCATCACTTTTGAGGTTGACCAGGTAACCCATGACACCTACGACCTTTCGATCGAGATGCAGTTGACCGAGGCGGTTAGAGTGGCACAGGACGCGAACGGCGTGCGCGAGATCCGCCATGTGGCCGAGACGGCGCCGGACTGGATGCGCTGATATGGACGACTTGGAAGCACTTGAGAACTGGGCCGATCCACTCCTGGCCCAGCTGACGCCGGCGGCGCGCCGCGCCCTGGCAATGGATATTGCCCGCGCGCTGCGCCGCAGCCAGCAGAAGCGCATTGCGGAACAGAAGGCCCCGGACGGCACCCCATTTGCGCCGCGCAAGCCCCGACGCCCGGAGGGCAGCAGGCCGCGCGCTAAGGCTGGCCGGATCAAACGCCGCGCCATGTTCGCCAAGCTGCGCATGGCCAAGCTAATGACGATCCAGCGTGACTCTGAGGGCTTTTCCATCGGCTGGAGCGGCCGAGTGGCGCGCATTGCACGCATCCACCAGGAAGGCCGCGAATCGCAGGTGGCACCCGGTGGCGTCAAGTACCGCTACCCGGCCCGCCCACTCTTGGGACTGAGCCAGGCCGACAGGGACATGATCCGCGACATGCTGGCCGAAAGGCTGGCACCGTGAATATGGGTCAGGCAGCCAGCTGCTGCTGTACGACAGTATTAGCCAGGCGATCACTGGCTACCTGGTGATAGTGTCCATCTGCTTCAAAGCCAACCCACTGCAGGCCGGCCTCTTTTGCAGCCACCAGGAAAGGCCCGCTGCCGGCGAAGAAATCCGCCACTGCGCCACCGGGCGGCACCAGTCGAACGATCTGACGGCCAATCTCTAGCGGCTTTTCGGTCAAGTGCTGTTTCGGGAAGGCCAGCCTTTCCTGGAACACGCCCGGTAAATACACCTCCCGATCGGGCAGCCCACCCTTGCTGGCCCAGACAATGAATTCGGCTTGCTGGCCGAACCCATTACGGCGTGGGCGGAACCGGCCGGGCGTCTTATCCCACACAGCAACCCCACGCAGGATGAAGCCTGCCGCCTGCACCACATCGGTCAGCGCCGGTAGCTGCCGCCAGTCGATGAAACACACCACCAGGCCGCCTGGCTTCAACGCCCGCCGCACTTCCGACAACCAGGCATGACACCAGAAGGACCAGGAGCGCTGATCCATGTTGTCGCTGATGAAGTCCTGGTACTTCGTGCCACTGGAAATGTATTTTTGGCTGGTGGTCTGTGTGCGCTGGCCGACGTGCAGGCCGCCGGACGAATACGGCGGATCGGTCAGCAGCATGTCCAGGGACTCGTCGGGCAGGCGCCGCGACAGCTGCAGAGCATCGCCGTGGTAGAGGTTGTTGAAGACAAGCGACGGTGCCGCCTCGGTGATGCTGTTCATGTTCAGAGTCCCGGTCAGAAATATGGCCGCGCACGCGCGCGGGAGAACCATCATTCTCGGCATGCCTGGCTTTCATAGCGACACCCTGCCGATGTGCCCGCAACGGACACATTGCCCTCTTGCTGCGCTACGCGCGCGTGAGCGGCAACATCGAGGGATGAACACTAACGAAACGCTTCGGCTCATCCTCAATCTGGCGCGCAAGGGCACCATCCTGGAAGTGAACCACCAGGCGGCGCTGTGCCGCGTCACCAGCGGCGAGCTGCAAACCAACTGGATCCCCTGGCTGGCGATCGCCGCCGGCACCACGCGCGCTTGGCGGCCGCCGACTCCTGGTGAACAGGTCTTGCTGATTTGCCCAGGCGGTGACCCGGCCGATGCCGTGGTCCTGTGCGGCCTCTTCTCGACCAAGGCCCCGGCGCCGAGCAATAGCGCGGACATGGATACCACGGTGTATCCCGACGGCGCCGCCGTGGCTTACGACCATAAGGCGCACCGCCTCACGGTCGTTCTTCCGGCCGGCGGCGAGGTCGTGGTCGACGCACCCGCGGCCGTGACGATCCGCACTCAGTCGGCGCGGCTCGAGGCGGACCTAGTGGTGATCGACGCCCCCACCACCAGGATGACCGGCGATCTGGACGTTGACGGCGCGATCGCCGCCGGCAAGAGCATCACGACGCCGGCTGATGTGAAGGCTGGCAACGTGAGCCTGACCGGACACGTCCACATGGAACAAGGTGACGGCCAACTGGTGGGGAAACCGCGATGAAGGGAATGGATGCAAAAACCGGGCGCCTGATCGACGGGGCGGCGCATCTGAGCCAGTCGATCTCCAAGTGCATCAGTACACCGCTGTACACCCGGATCGGACGCCGCCTGTTCGGCTCCGAGTTGTTCGACCTGATCGACGCGCCGGCCAATGCTGCCACGCGCTTGCGTCTATATGCCGCAGTTGCCACTGCCCTGATGACATATGAGCCGCGCTTGCGCCTGACGCGGGTGAGCTTGGAACTCGACCTGACCAGCCCTGGCACCGTGATTATTGAAGTGGAAGGCACCACCAAAATTTCGGCAGACGCCGTGTCTGTCCGTACCAAACTGAATATTCCAGGAGTTCAAAAGCCATGAGCATGGCCAGCCCTATCGACCTCTCCCAGCTGCCCGTACCGGACGTGGTCGAGGTGATTGATTTTGAGACGCTTTACGCGCAACGCAAGGCCCGCTTGATCGCCTTGTTTCCGCAGGACCAACAAGCTGACATCGCGGCGACCCTGGAGCTGGAGTCGGAGCCTATGGCCATTCTGCTACAGGAGAACACCCAGCTCCTCATGCTGGTCAAGCAGCGCATCAACGATGCTGCGCGCGCCGTGATGCTGGCCTATGCGCGCAAGGGCGACTTGGACAACCTGGTCGCATTGCTGGGCGTAAAACGCCTGGTGGTTACGCCAGCCGATCCAGAGAACAACATTCCCGCTGTCATGGAAGAGGACGAGGATCTGCGCAATCGTGCGTTACTGGCCCCTCATGGCTTCTCCGTTGCCGGGCCGGCCGACAGCTATAAATCGCACGCCTTGGGCGCCGATGGCGGCGTGCGCGATATCGCGGTCAAGAGTCCCCAGCCGGGCCGCGTCCTGATTACGGTGTTGTCCCGCGACGGTGACGGCACCGCCCCCCAGGAGCTTCTGGATAAGGTCGATGCCACCTTGAGCGCCGACACCGTCCGACCACTGACCGACCATGTCCTGGTGCAGTCGGCCCAGGTGATCCCGTTCCAGGTGCGCGCCACCTTGTCCATGTTTTCCGGACCGGATAAAGCAGTGGTCAAGACCGAAGCGTTGCGTCGCCTGCAGGCCTACGTGGACGATTGCCGACACATTGGGCGCCTGGTGGCAACCTCCGGGATCATCTCTGCGCTGCACATCGCTGGCGTGGAGCGCGTCCAGCTGGCCGAGCCGGCCACCGATATCGTCACCACCGACACCCAGGCGCCTTACTGTACTGGCATGACCGTGGGCGAGGGCTGACATGGCGGATCTGCTGCCCCCGAATTCCACGTCGATCGAGCGCGCGCTGGCGACCATCGGCGCCGAGATCCTGGAGCAAGCCGTGCCGCTGCGCGACCTGGTCAACCCGGCCACCTGCCCGGTCAACCTGCTGCCGTGGCTGGCCAGTTCCCTGGCGGTCAGTCCCTGGGAGGATTCCTGGACCGAGGCGCAAAAGCGTGGCGTGATCGCTTCGGCCTACCTGGTTCATCGCCAACGCGGCACCTTGGCCGCGCTCAAACGCGCCCTGGATGCCCTCGGCGTCGGCGCCGAGGTCGTGGAGTGGTGGCAAGCCGTGCCCGAGGAAGCACCGCACACCTTCCGCATCGACGTGGAAACTTACGACGGCATGGACACCAGCTACCTGCAGACGATCAATGCCCAGATCGACGCGGTCAAGCCTGTGCGCAGCAGCTACACCGTGCGATTGATCGCCAGGCCCTGCACACAAGTAGTTATCGCCATGGCCAGCATGCACTTTTCCATCACCACGATTTATCCGAAGGCATCATGAACACCTACTATTCCGTTCCCACTGGCGCCGGCAAGGCCGAGCTGGCCAGCGCACTCGCTGCGCAGCAGACCGTTCCCTTTACCCATATTGCCGTGGGCGATGGCAATGGCGCCCAGGTCGTTCCTGACGGCCGCGCTGAGCTGGTCCGTCAGGTGGATATCGTTCCCATCGCTTCGATTCGACAGCATCCGGTTCATGCCAACTGGATCGTGCTCGAGGCCGTCATCCCCGAAGAAAAGGGGGGATACACCATCAGAGAGCTGGCGGTCATTGGCGGGCGCACCGCCGGCACCGTCCTAGCGATCGGCAATTACCCAGACCTGGTGAAGCCGCTGCCTTCCAGCGGCGCCGCTAGTTCAACCCTGTTGCGCATGGTCGTAGCTTTTGAACATAGCACCGGGGCCATCAGCCTGGTTGTAGACCCGCAGGCATACATCACGTTGCAAGCTGTCCTAGACCAGATGGCCGCGCACGAAGCGAAGGCAGATCCGCACGGCCAATACCTGAAAACTATTGCGCACCTGACCGCTGCCGACCCCCATCCGCAATACATGACGCAAGAAGAAGTGGCCGCCCACATGCTGGCCGGCCGCGCGAAACGCTATTTCCTCACCACCTCTTAAGGAGAACTACCGTGCCATCAGGCCGACTTGGAAAGGCCGCACTCGTGGGCGGCAATAACACCACGATCTACACGACCCCAGCAGGCGCAATCGCATCCGCAACGGTAAGCCTGTGCAACCGAGGCGAAGCCGACGCGCGGGTCCGCCTGGCGGTATCTACCGCCGCAGTACCCGCCGCCGACGACTACCTTGAGTATGACGCGATCGTCCCGGGCAACGGCGTGCTGGAGCGGACCGGCGTTGTCTGCTCCGAAGGCGAGCAAATTATTGTGCGCAGCACTACTAGCAACGTCACCGCGCGCGCGCATGGATTCGAGGAGGTAGCGTAATGGGACGTTCTATAACTCAACCGGCGGTGGCTCATCAGGCCGTGATGGCCACGAAGGTTGCGCCGCCTGGCTACCTTGGCGAGTTTGGATCGGGGCTGTTTCGGGCATTTCACGCCAGCGGTCAGTTCCCTGTTCCTAGTGGGGTTTCCAAGTTGCGGATTCGCGTCCTTGGTGGTGGTTCTTCTGGATCGGGCGGAAATAGCAACAGCCGTGGTGGCTGTGGCGGCGGCTATGCCCACGGCGTTTTCAGTGTGACGCCTGGCGATAATCTCCAGATTACGGTCGGGAATGGCGGCATCGGCTCAATGGGACTCGGCTCTACGGGTGGCACTTCATCCGCCGGCGGTCTGCTCTCAGCCACTGGCGGAAGTGCAGCAGCACCCGGCATCGGCATTGGTGGCGACTTCAACGCCAGCGGGGGCACTCCTGGTGCTTCTGCAGGAAGCGGCGGCGGCGGTGCTGGCAGCCAGCTTGGAAACGGCGGGAACACTTTCCCAGGCGTCAGTGGTGGCGGCGCCGTGGGTGGTGGATCGACTGTAAGAGCGAATAGCGGCGGTGCATCGGCCTTTGGCTTCCCCAGTGCTGACGGCAATGGGCCAGGAATGGATGTTTTGGGAATGGTAGCCACTGGCGCCCAGGCTTCATTAAATCCAATCAACGCTGTCTTCCGGTTTCCATTCGACGGTTTCACCGGCGGCGGCGGGGTATATGGCGCCGGCGTCGGCGGCATCGGTGGTGGCGGTGGGGCAGGCACATCTGGCGGCGGAAACGGAGGCATCGGCGGTGGTGGTGGTGGCGCTCCGCAGGGCTACAGTGGCGGCAATGGTGGGCTGGGTGCTGGCGGCGGCGGCGGCCAAGTGTATGGCGGCAACGGCGGCAACGGCATCGTCATCGTGGAGTGGTAATCATGGCTAATTTCGCACGCATTATTAACAACGTAGCAGTGGACGTTTCCGAAAAACCTGCAAGCTACTTTCACGCCACCCTGGTGAAAGAATTCGTAGCGGTCCCCGCCCAGGTGCGGGCCGGCTGGCAAATTATCGACGGAACGTGGAGCGCACCACTGGAGGCGGTGGTGCCGAAGGTGACATCTTTCCCAACCATAGGCCCCAACGAGTTCTATTTCCTCTGGTCGATGGCCGAGCAGGTCGCCATCGACAAGCTGCGCGAAACCGACGCTGGTATCAAGCTGTTCATGCGCAGGCTGGACGATCCGCGCACGCTGGAAATCGTGTTGGGCGATCCCACTGTGCAGGCGGCCGTGCACCACACCGTAACGCAGTTAGTGGCCGCTGAAGTGATTGATGCAGCCGACGCAGAGGCACGCGTCGCGGCCATCTTGGCGGGGCCTGTTCGATGACTCGACGTGCTATCAACCTGGTAGCGCACCGCATGGCCCTGCTGGTGATACTGCTGGTATGTCAGCTGGCCCACCTCCTGGCCTCGGTCTGGATGCTCCTGGCCGTGCTGGGCGGAAGCGAGCGTGCTTGGACCATCGCTATCGGCTACGACCAACTGGCGAACGCTGCCACCGGCGGCGACGTGGACGAGACCATCAGCAGCCGCGCGAATCGGGCCAGGAAAGAAAAGCGGGCATGGGGTTGCATCCTGTGTCGAGTTTTGGACTGGATCGACAAAGACCACTGCACCGATTCCGCCGGCACATAGCCGACCGCGGCCACCACCAGGTGGCCGTTTTCTTTTGTGCCCGCTGCGGGCACATTGCCAGCCAGATGCGCGTCACGCGCGCGCACGGCACTCTGTCGGAACGCTTCAACGACCGGCCACAACGGCCTTCCCAATCCCAACCGGAGAACACATGGCTACCACTGACCGCCACCATGGCGTGCGCGTCATCGAGATCAATGCAGGCTCGCGCCCGCTCCGCTTCGTGTCCACTGCCGTCATCGGCGTGGTCTGCACAGCGGAAGATGCAGACGCGATCGCCTACCCCCTGAATACCCCTGTACTGGTTACCGATGTCCAGGCTGGCCAAGCCAAGGCTGGCACCAAAGGCACGCTGGCCAGCACCCTGCGCGCGATCGCCCTGCAGACCAAAGCTCCAACCGTCGTGGTGCGCGTGGAAGAAGGCGCGGACGCGGCGGCAACCACTTCCAACGTGGTCGGCACCACCAACCCCGACGGTAAGTACACCGGCATCAAGGCGTTGCTGGCCGCGCAATCGACCCTGGGCGTCAAGCCGCGCATCATCGGCGCCCCTGGCCTGGATACTGAGGCGGTGACCAGTGCCCTGGTCGCGGCCGCCCAGAAGCTGCGCGCCTTCGCCTACGCTTACGCCTACGGCTGCACCACCAAGGAAGAGGTCGCCGCCTACCGCGAGAAGTTCGGCGCGCGCGAGCTGATGCTGATCTGGCCGGAATTCATCACCTGGAACACCACGACCAACAAGGACGAAGCAATCTCGGCCGCGGCCTTTGCGCTCGGCACGCGCGCCAAGATCGACCAGGAGGTGGGCTGGCACAAGACCCTGTCCAACGTCGCAGTCAACGGCCCTAGCGGTATCTCGCGCGACGTGTTCTGGGACCTGCAGGACCCGAACACCGATGCGGGCTACCTGAACAGCCACGATGTCACCACCCTGATCCGAGCCACTGGCTACCGTTTCTGGGGCTCGCGTACCTGTTCCGATGATCCGCTGTTCTCGTTCGAGAACTACACCCGCACCGCCCACGTGCTGGCCGACACGATCGCGGAATCGCTCATGTGGGCGGTGGACAAGCCCATGACCCCGTCACTGGTGCGCGACATCATCGAGTCGATCAACAACGCCTTCCGCACGCTCAAGAACGCAGGCTATCTCCTGGGCGGCGAAGCCTGGGTGGATCCGGCCGCGAACGGCGCCGACACGCTCAAGGATGGGCAGCTGGTGATCGACTACAACTACACCCCGGTTCCGCCGGCGGAAAACATCACCGCCCGCCAGCGCATCACCGACCAGTACCTGGTCGACTTCGCGGCCCAGGTGAACCTGTAATCCCTACCCTGGAGAAATAGAACATGGCTCTGCCTTTCAAACTTAAATTCATGAACCTCTTCAACGACGCCTCCAGCTACATGGGCGAAGTTGCCGAGGTCGTATTGCCCAAGCTGACCCGCAAGATGGAAGAGTGGCGCGGCGGCGGCATGGCCCGCCCGGTGATGATCGACCAGGGCGGCGAAGCGCTGACGCTGGAATGGACCTGTGGCGGCATCATGCGCGACGTGCTGAAACAGTACGGCGCGACCAAGCACGATGGCGTACAGCTGCGCTTTGCCGGCTCCTACCGCGCCGAAGACAAGGACGACCCCCTGGCCGTCGAGATCGTTATCCGCGGCCGCCATAGCGAGATCGACATGGGCACGGCCAAGGTGGGCGATGACACCGCTTTCAAGGTCGTCAGCCAAATCAGCTACTACAAGCTGACGATCGACGGCGAAATCCTGATCGAGATCGACGCCCTGGGCATGGTCGAGAAGGTCGGCGGCGTCGACCTGTTGCTCAAGGACCGTAAAGCCATCGGCATGGCCTAAGCCGAACCGCGGCCGCCCACGCGGCCGCATCCTTTCCCCTCACTACGAGAAACACTATGACCACCATCACCATTACCCTCGACACCCCGATCCAACGCGGCGAACAGACCATCACGACCATTGCCCTGCGCAAGCCGACCGCCGGCGAGCTGCGCGGCACCCAACTGCACGACCTGGCAATGATGGACGTGACATCGCTGTCGAAAGTGATCCCCCGGATTTCCGAACCAACCCTGACTGCGGCCGAGGTCGCCAACATGGACCCGGCCGACTTCATGCAGTGCGCTGCAGAGGTGGCCGGTTTTTTGACGCCGAAGGCCGCGCTTGCCCAGCTGGCCTCCCAGAACTAATTGACGAAGCAATGGCAGATCTCGCCCTGGTGTTCAGTTGGACGCCGGGTGACATGGCCGATTTCAGCATTTCCGAACTGATGACGTGGCGGGAACGCGCGCGGGTTCGCTACGAAAAAAAGGAGGATTCCTAAGTGTCCAACGATCTACGCCTCCGCGTGCTGATGAACCTGGTCGAGAACGTCACGCGACCGCTGCGCAACATGACCGCCGGAAGCACCCAGGCCGCCGGCGCGCTGCGGACAACCCGAGATCGCCTTCGACAGCTGAACGATGCACAGCGCGATATCGGCGCCTTTCGCCAGCTGCGATCGAGCATGACGAGCACATCGAACGACTTGGAGCAGGCGCGCAAGCGTGTGGCCGACCTGGCCCGGCAGATGAACGCCAATGGCGCGCCCACAAAAGCCATGGTGCGCGACTTCGAGCGCGCGCGCAAAGCAGCCAGGCAGCTGGCCGAGGCCCAGCTTCGCCAGCAAACCCAGCTGGGAGAGCTGCGCAATCGCCTGCGCAGCGCCGGCATCGACACCCGCAATTTGTCACAACATGAGCGCGACCTCCGTAACAATGTTCGCACCACCACGGCCGAGATGGAACGCCAGCAACGTGTGCTGGCCGAGCTGGCCGAGCGACAACGCCGACTGAACCAAGCGCGCTCGCGCATGCAGGGAACCCAAGCCATGGCCGGGCGCATGGCCGGCGCCGGCGCTGCAGCTGCAGCTGGCGGCGCTGCTACCGGCGCAGCCCTGTCTATCCCCGTGCGCGCCTTCGCCGCCGCCGAGGATTCGGCTACCGCGCTTGAGGTGGCCATGATGCGCGCCAGTGGTAAGGCTGCGCCCGAGTTCGCCAAGATCAACGCCTTGGCCGTGAGCCTGGGCGACCGCTTGCCCGGCACCACGTCGGACTTCCAGAACCTGATGACCATGCTGAACCGCCAGGGCATTTCCGCACAGTCCATCTTAGGCGGCATGGGCGAGGCAACCGCCTATCTAGCGGTGCAGTTGAAAAAGACTCCCGAGGATGCGGCCGAGTTCGCCGCCAAGCTGCAGGACGCCACCCGGACCAGCGAAAAGGACATGTTGAGCCTGATGGACGTGATCCAGCGCACTTACTACCTGGGCATGGATGACACCAACATGTTGGCAGGCATGTCCAAGCTGTCCCCGGCAATGGACACGATCAAGCAGAAGGGCCTGGAAGGCGCCAAGGTCCTGGCGCCGCTGCTGGTGATGGCGGACCAGGCCGGCATGCAAGGCGAGGCCGCCGGCAACGCTTTCCGCAAAATCTTCCAAATGTCGCTCAACGCCGACAAGGTGGCCAAGGCCAACAAGGGCCTGAGTGCAAAGCGGCAACTGGACTTTACGGACGGCGCCGGCGAATTCGGTGGCCTGGACAAAATGTTCAAGCAATTTGAAAAGCTCAAGGGCCTGAACACTCAGGACCGACTGTCCGTCCTGGCATCGCTCTACGGCGACGATGCGGAAACCCTGCAGGCGGTCGCGCTCATGATGGACAAAGGCGTGGCCGGCTATGCCGAGGTGCAGGCGAAGATGGCCAACCAGGCATCCCTGCAGCAGCGCGTCAACCGCCAACTGGGAACCCTTAAAAACCTGTGGGACGCCGCCAGCGGCACGTTTACCAACACGATGGTGGCCTTCGGCGCCGCGATCGCGCCGGAACTCAAGGCCGTGACCGAATGGCTGGGCAGTGCCGCCCAGAGCATGGGGAAATGGGCCAAGGAGAACCCGCGCATGGCCAGCGCGTTGATGAAGACCATCGCGGCGATCGCCATCCTGCTGACCGTCGGCGGCGCGCTGTTGGTAATGCTGGGCGCCGTCCTGGGGCCGCTTGCTGCGCTGAAATTTGCCTTCGTCACCCTCGGCATCCAGGGACTGACGTTCGCCAAGGTTTTGGGCATGCTGGGCGGTGGTCTGCGCCTGGCCGGCCAGGCCATCCTGTTTCTGGGCCGCGCGCTGCTGATGAACCCGATCGGCCTGGCTATTACGGCGATCGGCTTGGCCGCCTATGCCATTTACACCTATTGGGAACCCATCAAGGCCTTCTTCTCAGGTCTGTGGGGGAACGTGCGCGCGACATTCGATGGCGTGATGGTCTGGTTCAGCGCCCTGCCCGCGAAATTCTCCCAATTCGGGACCAACATGGTTGACGGCCTGGTCAACGGCATCACGTCGCGCATGGGCGCGATCAAAGAGACGATTGTAGGCATGGGCAGCAGCGCAGTGGCCTGGTTCAAGGAAAAGCTTGGCATCCACAGCCCAAGCCGGGTGTTCGGTGAGCTGGGCGGTTATGTGGGCCAAGGCGCGGCGATCGGTATGGAAAAGGAGACCGGACGCATCAGCTCGGCCGCTGCAGGGCTCGCCACCGCGGCCACGCTGGCCTTCACGCCGGCGGGCGCGCAGCCCATCCAGTTCGGCGCCGGCGCGGCAGCTGCAGGCGCACCTGGTGCGGCTGCAGGCGGCCCGGTAACGATCAACATTTACCCGCAGCCAGGCATGGATGCCGCTGCGATCGGGCGCGCCGTCGCCGCCGAGCTAGACCGCCGAGAGCGGAACAGCCGAGCGCGCAACGTCTCACGCCTGACGGACTAGGAAAGGAGAACCCATGTTGATGGCACTCGGCCAGTTCGTGTTCGGCATGAGCACGCTGGCCTATAACGAGCTGCAGCGGCAAACCCGCTGGAAGCATGCAAACGCGCCGCGGGTCGGCGCCCGTGATGCGCGCCAGTACACCGGGCTGGGCGATGAAACCATCGTCCTGTCGGGAGTACTGGCGCCCGAGCTGACCGGCTCGCTCGACGCACTCAAGGAGCTGCGCGCAATGGGAGACACCGGCGCCGCATACGTCCTGGTCGACGGCGCCGGTGCGGTCTACGGCGCCTTCCTTATCGAGGGCCTGGACGAGGGGCAAACCCTGCACCATTCAGACGGCACGCCCCGCAAGGTAGATTTCACGATCAACCTGGTGCGAACAGATGACGACCAGGCCGCGCCGAGCCCGCGCCGCGGTGGCCAGATAAGCGACCTGGGCACCGGCCAGAACTTTGCGGGGTACGCATGAGCGGCGCGCGCGCGGCGGCGTTTCGCGTCACCCTGGATGGGAAGGACCTGACCAGCAAGATCGAACCACGCCTGCAGGGCTTGACCATCACCGAATGCCGGCAGGACGAAGCTGATAGCCTGGACATCACGCTGGACGACCACGACGGCCGCATGGCGATCCCGAACCGCAATGCGGTCCTGGAGGTGTCGATCGGCTGGGCCGGCGCCGGTTTGGTCAACAAGGGGAAATTCACCGTGAATGAGGTAGAACACAGCGGCACCCCGGACACCATCACGATCCGAGCGCGCAGCGCGTCGATGACCAAGGGCATGGGCGAACGCCAGGAGAAAAGCTGGCACGGCCAGAATCTGGGCGAGATCGTGCGCGCGATCGCCGGCCGCCACAACCTCAAGCCGGTGGTGGGGCCCAAGCTGGCCAGCACGGTAGTTCCGCACATCGACCAGACCAACGAGAGCGACATGAGCTTCCTGACGCGCCTGGCCAAGCGCTTCGACGCCGTAATGACGGTGAAGGATGGGAACCTGTTATTCCTGCCGATCGGCACCGGCCGCACTGCCAGCGGCCGCACCCTGCCTGGTCTGAACATCAAGCGTTCGGATGGCGACCAGCACCGTTACAACATCACCGAGCGGGAGGCCTACGCCGGCGTGCGCGCCTTCTATCACAGCAACGGCGCGGCCGAGAAAAAGCACGTGACGGTGGGCGGGGAGAATAATCAGAACCTCAAGAAGCTGCCCGAGGTGTATCCCACCGAGGGCGAGGCGCGCGAGGCCGCAACGGCCGAGTTCAAACGGGTGCAGCGCAACCAGGCCACGCTGTCTTACAGCCTGGCGATCGGCCGCGCCGAGATCTCGCCCGAGCTGCCCATTGCCGTCTCCGGCTTTAAGCCAGAGATCGACGGCACGCCTTGGCTGGTCAAGCAGGTCCGCCACTCAATCTCCGGCAGCGGCTTCACTACCGAGGTCGAGCTCGAGACGCGCGACTCGGCGGCCGACGACACCGACACCAACGCCGGCGCCGGCGCCGGCAACTAGTCGCCCCACTTCAAAGCCAAGCCGACCAGGTAGTACACGGCCTTGGCCACGTTGGCCCCTACGGCAGACCAGGCGCGCGCCACGCGCGCTGCTTTGTTTAGTTTCATCATCACCACTCCCACGTTGTCAGATTGCAGCCCTCATTGGACCCGAGCGGCGCCGGGAAATCCTCTGGTGGGTTTTCCGCGCCTTCGGTCCATTTGAGCGTCACGACGGTTATAGCGGGCCACACCAAGCGTGGTTGCAACAAAATTCTTTACTAACCTACTTGCCAAATTTTTGGCTATTAGGTTAATATACTCTTCATGGAAAAACACACCGCCCACTGCAAACTGCATACCGTTAAGGCCCTGATCGAAGCCGGCCGCGTGACTGCAACCGGCACCGCTACTGCCGGCGCTCGCGCTGTCGGCATCGACTCACTGCAGGGCATGTGCGATGTGGTTCTCTCTCTGACCACGAAAGACTTCTACAAGAGCATGACCACCCATGCGAATCACCGGGTATGGCAGGACGTGTACCACGGCGAGACGCCCGAAGGTCTTGCCCTATATGTGAAGCTGACCGTGATTGATGACCTGGTAATTGTTTCCTTCAAGGAGCTGTGAAAATGACGAACTGCCCTGCATGCGGGGCACTGTCCCCGGTGTACGACACCCGAGGCGTGCCCTATGTATACAAAGGCCGGGAAACTGTAATTCCTGCAGTGACGGGATACCACTGCACGAACTGCGGAGAGGTCACGCTGGACAAGAGCGAGGTCGACCGGTTTGGCGACCTGGCGGCCGCCTTCCAGAAGCAGGTGGATACCGAACCGCTGGATCCAGCCTACATCGTCTATGTGCGCCGCAAACTGCGCTTGGACCAGAAAGAGGCCGGGCGAATCTTCGGCGGCGGCGACAATGCTTTCTCGCGCTACGAGAACGGCAAGACCCGCCCGCCTATGGCCCTGGCCAAGCTGCTGCGCCTGCTGGACCGTCACCCCGAGCTGCTGGCCGAGGTGCGCTGATGGCGGACAGCATTGATCTGCTGGAAGCAGCACGGGCCAATGGCCTGCGCAGTTATGGTGTAAGTGATAGCGAAGCCTGCAAGATGCTGGCAGGCTTCATGCGCGAGGTCGAGCGGCGGCGCGGCCAACTGTCCGAGCGCCTGGAATGGAAGGACGCCGCGCAGCTGCCCGACGTCGACGTCATCCTCCAGCTGTACGACCCGGACGCGAACGAGCCCGTATGGCCTGGCTACCATGATGGGGAGCGCTGGGTGTACGCAGACGGCATGCCCGCGAAGCCGACCCACTACGCCGCCATGCCGCGCGGCCCCGGGGCTCCGTCACCTTTTCATGTCCACCGCGCCAGGGTGCTGGAACGCACGAACTACGGCTCGATTCTGCGCAACCTGGTCCTGCACCTGGACGCTGGCGGAACTGGCCCGAATTGGAATGAAACCCTGATCCTGGGCTATGAGGTGGAACGGATCGCTGCTGCGATGCTGGCGGCGGCGCAGCCCGGCATGCCGGTCGACCTGGAGCTGACCAGGCTGGCCAATGACGTCCGCGATCTGCGCGCACGCTGGGAAGAGGAAGGCAAGCGGCACGAGGAAGCCGGAGGGGGAGCGCGCCGGCGCCGCGCGTAACGCAACCTATGAAAACCAAATTGGAGAGCAGATGAAAAACGGAAAGCATCACACCATTGCCTATTCCTACAATGTAGGCGACACCATCGAGCGGTTTAAAACTTGTACGCCGGAAGAGCAAGCAAACATCGAAGCACACATAGCCCAGGTCATTGTCGATTCGTTTGTTAAACCCGCTGACGATGACTATGTAGCCGCACGCGCGCTCGCCATCGGTGGCTTGCACCGTTCCTTTTTCTGGTCAGCGGCTCAAGCCGTTGAGAAATATCTAAAGGCTTTTTTGCTGCTGCATGGCGTGTCTGTCAAGCAGGCATCACATAAAGTAAGCGGCCTACTGACTATGGCGACGAAGGTTGACCCGACCTTTGGCGATATTGACCTCGCGCCACATCCAAGTTTGACGCTGCCGGCCAAGTTCACGCTTACTCACTTTAAGCTGAACAAGTTCCTCTCAGCACTAGATAAATACGGCTCACCCAATAATCGGTATAACGACTGCGGCGCGGTTTACGATACCGGCTATCTCTTCGCACTCGATTCGCTGGCCTACCACCTACGCAACAAAATGCAGGTGCCGAGTATTGAGTCATCCCTTAGGCGTGAGCTGAGCGCTGATTTTCGACGCTATTTGTACGAAAACAATCCCCACTTTGCGCCGACCGATTACACGCATACGGCGATGCCTAACCCACTTTTCCCCCTGTCCATCGCGGCGTTTGTACCTCACTGGGAGTTTTTGCTAACGAGTGACACCATGCAATATCTGTTTCCTAAACAGTGGCTAGCGGCGCACATGAA